GTGCTCACACGCGAAACTTTGCCAGGTAGATTGTGATACAGTAGGCGACCACACTCAGCACGAACACCCACCACCACACCGGGAAGACCGTGGCCTCACGGTCACCTGACCCGAACGGACGAATCCGTCCCTCACGCCCGAACGCAACTTGGGGCTTGAGGTACAGGAACCCCGCCATCAAGAAGAGGAAGATGGACACCATCCAGATGCGATGCGTCTTGCGCGTCACCTCCATTACTTACGGCTGCGACGAGTTTTGCGAGCGCGTGACTTGCGATGGGTGCGACGACGACCCCCACCAGATTTTGGCATGAAATGGCCAGGAACTTCTCCGCTGGCCATAGGAAACGCTGGGAGTCTTTTCTTGAATTCATCAAACGAGAGCTTTATCGAAAACGCAGTTCCAGCCACGCCGCTAGGAGGTTCAGAGGATCCGCTTGGAGAATTATTCCCGTTGGGACCGAGGACACCTGTGGGTATTAGTATCCTAGTAGTGTTGCCTCGTTTTGTGGCAACGACATCATATGTCTTCCCCTTTTCATCTATGTATATCGCGGAGATAGACTCTGTCGGTGGAAGGGCTGCCTTGGCGGCTTCAGCACGGGCTCGGCGTTTGTTCCCCTCTTCTGCTATCATACGACTTTTATCACCCTCTGGGTCGGCGTCGTCACTCATCTCTGTTTACATCCGCGATAATTTCAACGCACCACAAGATAATGAGCTACGTCCTCCCCAACCGAAAGGCCTTTGCGGACTTCATTACCCGCACCTTTCTGAAGTACCGCAAGTCACCCCGCGAGCCGCAGGATGCCGACGACAAGGAGGAGGATCTCTGCAAGAGTCAGTCGAACGCACGCGAGCTGCTCCACTACCAGAAGTTGATTCGGGATTACCTGCTCATCGAGACGCCCTACCGCGGCATTCTGCTCTATCACGGCTTGGGTTCGGGCAAAACCTGTTCGTCGATTGCCGTGGCCGAGTCTCTGTTGACGACCCTGAAGACAGTGGTCATGACACCCGCTTCTCTCCAAGCCAACTACATCGGCGAGTTACGCAAGTGCGGCGACCCGATCTATGCGTATGAGAACCACTGGCGCCAGCAGCAGCTGACCGAGGAGACACGGGCGACGGCCAAGACGATGGGTATCTCCGACGGATTCCTCGACCGCAACAACCGCTTCTTTTCCACTGTCCCCAATGAAAATTCGAACTTTGCTGACCTGCCCAAGACTGAGCAGGATGTGATTCGTGCCCAGGTCGAGGATATCTTGAGTCAGCGCTACACCTTTGTCAACTACAACGGCCTGACGCGCGCGGCTGTCAAGGAGATGGTTCCCGAGGACGGACCCAACCCGTTCGAGGACAAGGTGGTGATTGTCGACGAGGTCCACAACTTCATCTCTCGTATCGCCGACAAGGACGGTGTGGTGAGCCCCGTATACCAGGCCCTGTACAAGGCTAAGCGCTGCAAGATTGTGGCATTGTCGGGAACGCCCGTCATCAACCGCCCCAACGAGATTGCCTACCTGATGAATCTCCTGCGCGGACCGATTGAGCGCATCACCATTCCCTTCAAGCGCATCGAGGGATGGGACGAGGACAAGCTGACTGCCACGTTTCGCCAGCAGCCCGAAGTGGACACCATCGAGTTCAATGCGTCCAAGAAGGTCGTGATGATCACTCGCAACCCCCCGCAGTTCCGCTCGGTGTACAATGAGAAAGGCGATCGCATTGCGGTCCAGTACAAGGCCGACATGAAGTGGGTGGCCGTGGCGGCGGACTGGATCAATGGATTCAAGACCAAGGTGGAAGTGGAGTTGGCAGGTGCGGAGATTGATATGGAGCGGGTGTCGCTTGAAGAATTCGAAGGTCTGCCTTCGCCGTTTGCCGAGTTCTCGTCCATGTTTCTCGACGGACTGTCAGTGAAGAACCCGCTTCTGTTCCAGCGGCGCATCCAGGGCTTAGTGTCATATTTCAAGGGCGCTGACGAGCGTATGTTGCCCCGCCGTGTCGACGACGACAAGATGCTGGAGAAGGTTCCGATGTCCAAGGAGCAGTTCACGCACTATCTCGGTCAGCGCTGGGCCGAGCTGAAGATGGACTCCAACAAGGGAAAGAAGTCGCTCGACGAGAACCTGGGTAGCTACCGCGTTCTATCGCGTTTGGCGTGTAACTACCTCCTGCCTGCAGAGTTGCGAGCAGAGTTCACGAGCGAGGAGGCCGAGAACGAGGACAAGGTGGTCGACAAGCCCGCTATTCTCGAGAAGCTCAGGACCAACCCCGAGCGCTACCTGTCCATGAAAGCACTGGAGGTTCTGAGCCCGAAGTTCTTGCGGGCCTTGAAGTTGATCCAGGAGTCGGTGGGCGAAGCAGAGTATCGCAACCAATTCGTCTACTCCCAGTACCGTGAGCTGGAAGGTCTTGGCGTCTTTTCGGCCATATTGGAAGCCAATGGATGGCAGCCGTACAAGCTCGTGAAGCAGAACGGACAGTGGGCCGAGGGCGAGATGGATCCTGCCAAGCCTGCGTACACCATGTACACGGGCAAGGAGTCAGCTGAGGAGCGCGAACTGACCCGCCAGATCTTCAACAATAAATTTGAATCCTCCTTTCCCGGGGCCTTGAAGACGAGTGTGCAGGCTCGCGGCAAGAAGATTCTGTGTTTGCTGATGGCCTCCAGTTCAGGCGCTGAGGGTATCACGTTGGCCAATGTCCGCCATGTGCACATTCTCGAGCCTCACTGGACACCTGCTCGTCACGACCAGGTCATCGGACGCGCCATTCGTATTTGCTCCCACGCAACGCTCCCCGCAGAGGAGAGGACAGTGCGTATTAGCTTCTATGTGTCTGTCTTCACAGATGAACAGTCCAAGTCCAACGAGTTTCCGAACATTACTCCGATTCGTCGCGCAGACACGACCATGAAACGCTACGAGGGTGGAGGACCTGTCGAGACCTTCATGTCGGCCGACGAGTACCTGTACGAGATTGCGTTTGAGAAGAACCAGATCAACCAAAAGATCGGCCTGCTGCTCAAGCAATCAGCGGTGGACTGCGAAATTCACCGCAAGCTCCATTCGAAGGAAAAGCCAGTGATTTCCTGCATGCGCTTCGACAGCACCATCACAGGCGAGGATCTGGCCTTCAAGCCGTCTGTCAAGTCAGAGGATCTGGATTCCACCTACCTCCGCAACATGGAGCGCAAGACACGCCGTCTGCAGAAGGTGGTGATCAAGGGAATCCTGTTTCTGATTGATCCACTGACAACGGAGGTCTTTGATGGCGTGGCATTCGAAGATAACAACCGTCTGATTCCCGTGGGTCGCAAGATCTCGGACACTCAGATCCGTTGGGTCCTGGAGGGCAAGCCGACTTACGAGGCTCGGTGAAGGTCCTCGAGCCAATCGTCGCATACCTTGCTCCAGCTCTTGAACGGATAGGAGCGAATCGCCGCCTTGCGAGAGTCCAGTTTCTCCACAGCGTCTAGCATGGCGTCTCCAATGTCCTCGCGACTAAAGGTCGGCGCCGAGAAGCCCAGCGGCATGGACCCCGCAAAGTACTGGAGGCCCGACGCAGGGATGAAGGTCGCTACAGTGGAATCCAGGAAGGCGGGGTAGCTTCCAACCGTGGTCACCACCTGAGGGGCGCCCGTATACAGGTGCTCGAGCTGGCAGAGACCGAACCCCTCGCCATCCGAGGTATTCAGACCAATGTCAGTGACATTGTAGATCTCGTTGATCTGGCTATCCGACAGTGTGTTCGGATGCGCCGTGTCCACGATCATCATGCGCTTGCTGAATGTGTCGACATCCAGCTTCGCAAGTTTCAGCTCGTTAATGTAGATGCGCTGGAGGTCGTAGAACGCACCCTGCTGGGGATTCATGGCAGTCACCACCATGAGGTACAGGGGTGCATCGGGCTTCTTGGTGAGCATATGCACGAAGCCCATGATCATCGTGTCAAGACGCTTCCGCTGGCTGTTGCGGTTCGCGTTCAGGAACACCACTGCGTCCGTCGGAATCTTGAGCGTCCGACGCAGAGCCATCCGCTGGTCTCGGCTCATGCAAGTGAAGTCAGATGCGTCCAGACCATGCTCAATGACCTTGAGGGTGGGGCTGTCGCCATAGGATGCATAGGTCTTGGCCCAGTCCTTGGTGAAGCAGTAGATCGTGGCGGCGTGCTTGTTCATGGCATCCACCAGCGGCTGGGCGATACCCGTGTACACCTGGTCGACATAGAGCCACAGCTTGAAGGGAGAGGTCGCCTTGTCGTACTTCATTGCCTCGAGGAACTTGCAGATGATTAGCGGGTCATTGTAGATCATAACCACATCGGGCCGAACCATCTCCAGGTACTCGTTGATCTTGTTGAACCCGAATCCCTCCTCGCGCGGATCCTCATTGGCGGCCGCGTCGTATCCCGTAACAGAGTCTGGAAGCTTGCGGATGTTCTTGCGCTCGGGATGACGCTGGAACCCAAAGTGGAACGTCTTGACCTTGGGGGCAATCGACGCCACCTGACGAAGGAGATTGTACGCCACCTTGGAGTACCCAGTGGTCTGGTCGACGTGTGTGCTCACGAGAACAAAGCGCATTATGTAATTCTCTCGGCTCTGTATAAATAGTATGCAGGTCAACTCTGCCCAGGATTACCTGACGTCCGTAAAACGCCAGATCATTGGCAACACATATGCAAGTGATCCCCCCGTCAAGGCGAAGAACAAGTCTGGGTACAACTACACGATTCTTCAGGCCAATCGGGCAACGGTCTACAACAAGTTTGTCTCGGCCGCGTGTCGTGGAAATCAGACATGTAGCGGATTGGGCAAGTCCTTCACATCTTCATGCTGCGTGTCGAGTGGAAGTGTTCTGTATTAAACAATGATGTTCCGTAACTACAAATGCCTGGTGCACTCCTCCAGTTAGTGGGGGTTGGGGCTCAGAACGAGTTGGTGAATGGCAACCCGTCCATGACCCACTTTCGCAACACATACAAACGCCACACGAACTTTGCCATGGAGCATATTCGCGTGGACTTTGGAACTGCCAATCTCAACTTTGACTTTTCTCAGCCTCGCAAGCTGTCTGCGCGCATCGATCGGTATGCTCAGCTGCTCAACGATGTGTACCTGGTGATTACTCTCCCCGACATTTGGTCTCCGCTGGTTCCCGTGACGACTCCGCCGACAGGCTACGACAGCCGATGCAGCGCCATTGGATACGAGTTCGAGTGGATTCGCAATATCGGGTACAACTTGATCGACAATATCGAGCTTACCATGAATGGACAGCGGATCCAGACAATGTCGGGTGAGTGGATGAAGCTGTATTCCTACATGACCTTTGACGCGACGAAGCGCTCGACCGTCGACAAGATGACAGGAAATGTCACCGAGCTCTATGA